CGTGCTATAAATAATAAAAAGTTTCCTGCGTCTACTCTACATTATTATATTCCGAAAAATGCAGACCGCATTTTCTTTGAGGTTCAAGAAAACGAAGTACCAGTGTTAAGTCAACTACCCATAGAAAAATTCCATCGTAATAGATAATGGCTGAAAACAATACAGTACAAATCCCTGAGTCCCTAGAGTATCCATTTGGGATATCTACGATCCCTTATGCTTCGTATCTTAATATTAAAAAGTACGAGTACCAAGAGGGATTAAAGAAAGTAGCTACAAATCAAAACGATGCACTCGGATCTTTAGAAAGGTCTGGTAACAACCCAGTTGGATTAAAGAACTTAGTATCGGGGGTTAGTAATACAGCTGCAGGTTTGTATGGTTCTATTGGTAATGATATTGATGTTCAGGCAATAAACCAGAACGAAAGGATTGGCAGTGACAGGCCAAATAATAGAACTAATCCTAAGATAACAGAAATAAGTCAAGGCGATGAAGAAATTATACTTCCAAATGGAAAAACAACAACTCTTAATAAATTATTAGCAGATAAGAGTGAGAAGTTAGAAAAAAGAGAAGCGGGTTTGCAATCAAGTCAATTGAATGTGGCTATGCCAGATGAGTATCAATATAGTTACGGTGCTGATTGGAATAATAAATTTAAGATGGGAACCCTAGCACTAGCAGCAGATAGTATGGCTCAATTTGCAATGTTAACAGTTGCTGGTGGTGCTGCTGGTGGATTACTGCAGGCTGGACTAAGTAAACTTGGAGGTCAATTAGGTCAAGGCGGTAGTGGTAACATATTGAGTAGTATTGGAGCAAATCCTGCAGATTATGCTCAGAAAATAGCAGGTGGAGCTGCCTTTGCAACTAACCCATATGGTGTAAATGGTGAAGTAAACATGAAAAATATTGCTGGATTAGCTGGTCTTGCACCAAATGAGAATGCTATTCAGATGTTTCAGTCTATGGATATGAGGAAATTTGATTTCACTCTTGCCTTTGCTGCGAGAGATGCAACTGAATCAGAAGAGATCCAGACTATTATTGAATGGTTTAAACGTGGTATGCATCCTGGTTCGAGGAATGGTAGAGGTAGTGCAGTTACCCTTACATTCCCAGATGTATTTGTATTAGAACCTAGATTTGTTCCTGTCGATCCTAGTGAAAATGGAAGAAGGGATCCTGTTATTGGAGATCCCATACAACATCCTATGATGCCTAAAACTAAACTATGTGCATTGACATCACTGTCCGTAAACACAACTCCAATGAGTAAATTCCAGACAGTATTTGATGGATCTATTCCTTTAGTTACCGTTACCTTACACTTCATGGAGACAACTGCACTTACACGTGTGGACTTTGAAGGTGCTAGAAAGAAGGCTGGTAAACAAACTGGAGATGCATTTAGTGGATTTAACAAATCATCACTTACAGATAATCAACCTGAGATAGTATTCTAATGTTAAAACAATTACCAGATCTATTATACAATTTTGGAAACTCACAGATAGACCAAAACTTTCTTGTTGGAAAAAATTTGTGGCGAAGAGCTGAGATTATAGACGAATATAAAACATCACTCACTATGTTTGATGAATATATTGTTCAGAATGGTGAGAGACCAGAAGATATTGCACTACATTTATATAAAAATCCTTTTTATAACTGGACTATACTTATCATTAACGATATAGTTAACTATCACGATCAGTGGCCTAGAACTCAAAAACAATTAGAAGAGTATGTTAATGAGAAGTATATACCAACTGATACTGAACCTAATCGCGGTCCTTTGTCAACTAAACATCATATAACTACAGAACTTAGGGATTCTGCAAATAATATTATTGTACCTGCAGGTAAGGTAGTACCATCTAACTTTTCAGTTAGTTACTTTAATGGCTCTGTTTTAGTATCGGCAAATCCTGTTCAATCTATAACAAACTATCAGTATGAAGAGGAACTCAACTCTAAGAAGGAGAAGATACAGATAGTCAGACCTAATTTTATTGAAGATTTTGTTGCCAAATATTATTATATTATTGCTAGAGGAAGGAAAGTACAAATTGGATCTACTACATCTGACATATCTATGGGATAGTCACTAAATTATCAAAGCAAAGACAATATCTAGGGGTAGATAGAGTATTATATACATGATGCAGAGATCTTCCCCAAAAGAAATGAAACCTATTGTTCGCAAAGGTTTCTTTTTTATTCTCTAAATGTATCTCACATACCTCTTCACCTTGTGGATTGATATCTAATCCCCATAGACCTCTGACAATAATCTTATCTTTGTATGTTGGATCAGTATCTACATGCCAATCAATACTTTTGTTAGGCTCTAATACACTTATACCACACCTCTGCACGATACCTGCCTTTAAACACAACTTGAGTAGAGTTGGCATCTTAACAGCATTATCTTTATGAATTCCAATACCCTTTGCATATAATGGAGCAACTTTCCATCCATCATAAGGACTTTTCTTTATAGAGGTATATTCATTATTACCATTCCAATTTTTATATTCTAATTCATCTCTTACATTCTTAAACTCATCTCTGATCTTTGCATAGTTATCAGATAGAAGAGTGAGTGAAGGATTTATTTGTTCTGTAGTAAAAAACATAGGCATTAAAAAGACCCCCGAAGGGGTCTATTTTTATCTAAACTTACTCTTGTGCCAATTTAGCGAAGTAAGATAGGGTATCATCTTCCCCGTTTGAGGATGGGGTAGTATCTCTACTGACCACAGGTTCTGGGGTTGGTGCTTGTAACTCTTCGTACTGCTCCTCCTCCACATTAGCAGAGTAGTTGCCTTTAAGAGTTCTCTCAAGACGCTCCTTAAGTTCGTCATAAGATTTAAACTGATCATCGGCAGTATATGCTGCAAGACTATGCTGTTGTTTCCAAATACCCTCAAGTTCTTTATCGCTAAAGTCCCCAAGTGTTGAAGATGCATCAAACTCCGACTTGTCGTAGTTCCAAAAACCTGCAACCTTAGTGATTTTGAGTTTAAAATCAGCACCCTTCCAGAAATCGAAAGGATTGATTGGTGTCTCATCCTCAAATGCAGGCTTCATGCTCTCCATTATCTTATCAAAGATCTTCTTACCATAACGGTATAAGAAGACTTTACCCTCGTTCTCAGGGTTTGCACTATCTTTCACAACGTAGATGTTGCTGTAATAGTTTAACTTACGTTTCTGATTACGTGCTTGATTGCGTTCTGCAGATCCTTCACCACCAGAATTCCAGAGTTCCCTGTTCAAGTCAGAAACAGGATCCTTTTTGCCTAAAGTTGTTAAAGAGTTTTCAATATACCATCCACCTGGACCTTGGAAGGCATGTGTCCATACTTGTGCCCATGGGAGGTCTTCCCCATTGGGTGCTGGTAAAAATCTGATTACTGCGTAACCATTACCTGCTTTGTCTACTTCTGGTTTCCATAATCTCTCGTCAGGTCCAGACTTAGCCTCAGATTTGTTAAGGTTGTCTGCTTTAGCGAGTAAGTCTTGGAAAGAAGACTTCTTAAGTGAAGCAAAAGACATACGTATTCTCCGTATTATGTGTACTATGTGTATTATCCCTTAGAAAAGGGTGGGAGGTTGGATTACTGTATACCAACAAAAGAACGGGCATTACTACAGTGTAAAATACGTTCTTTGCCTGAGACCCGACTGGTCAGTCGATTCTGACTCGCATCAGCAGCACCACCTGTGTCTCATCACCTTAACTAGCGGTTGCCAGTAAGTTTATTCAGTCACACCCAAAGTTGCGTCCAACAAATATATTATAGCATAAAAAAAGAGGGTGTCAAGCACCCTCTTAGAAAAATATGTAATTGAGATTACATTAGGTTTGCAACTCTTACTCTTCTGTAGTAAGCGTTGGAGTTCAAGTTTCCAGCTGCCTGTGGATCTGAATCAGATAGAGCAGCAAGTCCCTTAGCAAATGGGTTAAGAACCATTCCGTAACGAGTCTTAAACCCGATACGTGGTTGGAATGTATCCTGACCGATTGCTCTGTACATTTGTAGAGGAACATATGGGCAGTAGAATAATCCTGCATCATATGCATTAGTACCTTTGTAACCTACAACATAGTACTGATTGTCAGAAACGTTTGCTGAATATGGGTCGATGTAGACCTTGAAACGTCCGTTGAGTGTTCCAACGAATGTGTTTCCTGTGTCATCAATCTCTCCGATACCACCAACTGCACCAGAAATTCCTGAGTCGTAGTCAAGAACACCACTCATAGCAAGAGCAGAAGCTACATCAGCAGATGTGATGATAACATTACCCTTTCCTCTACGAGTTTCCTGTGCGATCGCGTTGGCATCTCTTTCGATCTGGAATAATAGTCCCTTGAATTTCTCAACTGACCATCTTCCATTACTGTCTACGTCTAGATCAAATACACCAGCGTTTGCCACGTTGTTTTGTGCACCTGATTTTGCAATTGTGTAAACAGTTCTAACAACCTCACGGTTGATTTCTGCAAGGATCTCACTAGAAAGTAAGTTAGCAAGTTCTTGCTCTGCATCAAGACCGTGGATTGCTTTTAAGTCTTGTGCTAGTTCTAGAGTGTACTCTGCTTTTAATGCTCTTGTTTTAGCAGTAACAGAAGTCTTCTCTATACTGAAGCTCATCTCGTTGAAGAGAGTAGATCCAGAACCTAGAGTTTCAGCATCTTCTCTAGCGATTTTACTAGCAACTTTCTCGTAGTTAGCACTAGTTGTACCACCACCAGAAGTATCGTTAAGTAAACCTGGGTTAGCATCTGTTGTACCACCGTCTCCAAGAGGAGAGATAGGATCGTTGAATGCTGCAGGTCCCTGTGTATTTCCAGAGAAGTTTGCATCTGGTTCGTTGTAAAGTGCTTCTTTACCAGCTCTTAAACCAGCTCCATTTTCCTGATAGTGTGACTTCATTGCAAAGATAAGTCCTGTAGGACCGCTCATTGGTTGCACACCACAGATGTCGTATGCTACTAGGTTTGGCATAGCACGACGGATGAGGCTAATCATCACTGGATCGAAACCAGCTAGACCACCTGTTTTTGTTGTAAGACCACTTCCAGAAAGACCGTCTCCACCAATGGCACCAACTGTGTTGGATGCTTCATTGATCATTCCACGCTCTTCTCTTAGTGTAGCCTCTGTATTTTCTAACAAAACAGCGGTAACAGCTTTTCTATAATTGTCTTTGATGGTGCCAGCACCTTCATGACTTAGAACAGGTGACCACTTCTCTGTTAGAGCTTTTGAGTTAAACATTTGCTCTTGTTAAGAAAAAATAGGTTTATAATTTATTGACTCCATGTATTAAGTGCGGAAAGATATTGTGCCATTGCTGGTGATATATCTTTATCGTCTGCACCTTCTACTGGTGTTTCGTCTGCAACCTCACTTTGTGTTACAGTTTTTTCTGTGAAGTAAGACTCTTTGATAGTTTTCACTTTCTTAGAGAACTCCTCCTCAGTAGTAAACTCAACACCCTCAGCGAGAGCAGCGAGTTTGTCCTTTTGAGTATCTGCCAATCCGTCGGAAACTTGGTTCACGACATTTATTTTTGCAGTCTCATTTAGACGGGATTGTAATTTCACATTAGCTTTGACCTGTTCGTCAAGCTTGGCTTCCATTTCACGAATAGAGTCAGCCATACCTTCTACCACATCGACTTTCTCGTCTGGGATAGAAATGTAGTGCTCCTCAAAGAGACCCTTAAGACCCGCAATGAAGTCTTCGGTGATCTCATTTCTGATTCCACGATCAACGGCTACTTGATTAGTCTCCATCCATTGACCTATGGCGTAGTTTACTGTGCCATTTACTTCCTCGGAAAGCTCTGCCTTAGCAGCATCTACTTGCTTTTCGAGTTCTGTAGCAAAGTGTTCTACAAGCTTGTCGTACTCTTCATTGAGTTTTGCTTTGATTGCAGCTTCAAAGATAGTCTTTGCTTTCTCAGCAAACTCTTTTGAGAGTTCTGTTCCCTCTAATAGGGCGTTGACATCATCGGAGACATCAAGGTCTTCGTATGATGGTTTGATTGGATAGGTTACAGCAGAACCTGTACCAGTTCCGTATGCAGCATCTGCACCAACTGTAGGTTGTGTACCCTGATCACCAGCATCTCCAATGTTAGATGTCTGAGCAGATCCATCGCTTTGTGCTGCCTTGTCTCCTACAGGAGCGGCTGCCTTAGCACCTGGATTTTCTTCTCCATCATCATCGTGCTCATTAGGAGTAGTGGATGTACCACCTAAATCTGCAGGAGCAGATTGTCCATATGATTTTTCAGCACCAACTGTTGGCATAGGATCTTTCCCGCCACCATTTGATGTCTGTGCATCAGAAACCTGAGATGGTTCGCTACCTGTGCCTGGTATGACGTTTGCGGAAACAGTCGGCATAGGGTCGCCTTCCACGATAGTCACTTTTTGCTCGGTAGCAAACTCCTCAAATTTTTCGTTAAGTTTATCTGACATTAGAGTTTACCTTAATAATTTTCCGTATAGTGATATGAATTATTTATAGAATCAAAGATTTGAGAGGAAATGCTCAAAAACTTGGAGCGTTTTTGCCTCTACATCACGGCGACTTGCGTCACTCATTATCTTTTTATATTTAGCAACTTCAGTTTCCTTTAGTATACCGTTACACCAAACCCATTCTTTACCTTCCATGATTCCATTAACGAAAGCATCAGGTGCGGAGGGGTCTGCTACTATATCTGCAGCAGTGGTGAGCATGAAGTCATCACGCACAACATTGCAACTTTCTGTCTTGTCGATGCTTCCCATACCACGTGAGGAAACACCTAACTGAACACCTTCGCCAAGTAAGTTCTTAGCGATGTTACCCATTGGTGTATCTAGGATCTGTGCCTTACCAATAAAATTATTTCCCTCTGCTTTGAGTGAAGTAATTCTATGAGATACTCTATCAAGATTGATAGTAGGACCATCGGGATGTCCAAGTTCACCGAGAGCACGTTTTGATTTTACATACTCCTCATTATATCTCTTAACCTCACGGTCAAGAACAGCAAAGGGGTACATACGACCATTGCGATTTTTTAACTCAGATTGTAAGAACACTCCTTCAATATAAAGAAGTTTCTTTCCGTTTTTCTCCTCTGTTATGAGTTTAACGTCTTCAATCGTTTCCGTTATCAGTTTCATTGTTTGGTATCTCTGTCTCGGTTGGTTCGTCAAAGAATGTATTAGCAACCACTTTCTTGTAATCTGCCATTGCTTGAGAAGCTTTGCCAAATAACATGTCATGGATTGCATCAATTGCAGATGCTCGTTGGTTATTGTCAATCTTATCGACAATATCTACAGCACCAAGTTCTTTGTTAACATCTGGATTTTCAGTCATAATATTCTTGTAGCATTTATTATTTATTATTATTCGTTGGTTTAGATGCGGAGACTGGTGGTTTAGGTGCACGTTTCTCCTTATCTAACTCCCTTTCTACAGCGTCATCAGCTGCTTGTGCTTGTATTTCTGGAGCAAATGCAGTGTTCTGACGATCCATAGTGTCAAATGTATTGACATCCTGTGGCGACATAACTATACCAGCATCAATTTCTTGTTGCATCTCCCTATCTAACTCTCTCATATCTCGATTAGTTTGACCAAGAACTTCCTTACGAACATGTGCCACAGAGAAGTATTTGCCAACGAAAGGATCCATCTGTGTGACAGTCGCTATGCGTTGGTTAAACATCTCAATGTTTTTTAATTCATTGAAGTGATTGTCAAATAAGAAGTCATACTGTATGTGCTCTTTCATATCTTCCCAATCTTCTGGAGCGATAACTCCTTTTAGAATGAGTTGAGTCTTAAGCATGTCTTGGAACATCTCACTAAATCTCTTACGGAGACGACCAATAAACTTAGTAAACTTAAGTTCGTCACGGAGAACCTCTGTTGTCTTACCTAGATTAAATCCTTTGTTGTCATCTGTAAGACGAGATGGAGGTAAGTTCAAACTGTTGTATAATTTCTTTTTAAAATACTCAACATCCTTTAACTCACCTAGGTTCTGACCGCCTGGCAATGTAGTAATCTCTGTTCCTCTGCCACCTTCTCTACGTGGTAACCAGAAGTCTTCGAGCATACTCATATGCTTTTTGTCATCTCTCATCTCTCCTGTGTTAGCATCATATACTAACTTGTTTCTATAACGAGACATGACGTCACGGAGATATTGTTCTGCTTTTACCTTAGGTAGATTACCTACGTCAATGTAGAATATTCTACGCTCTGGTGCACGAGAAAGTCTGTATATAACTAGAGAGTCTTCGATCATTCTAAGTTGATTCAAAGACTTGATTGCCTTGTGTAGGAAACCAAGAGTCATTCTCTTGTTTAAATCTTGTAGTCCAGAAGGGCAGAATGTAATAGAATCTATTGCCATCTTGACACCTTGTGACAATGACATGTCACCAACAGGTCCTAAAACACCACCTTTATAAAAACCTTTCGGATTATAGAGGTAGTAATCTACAAATGTTCCGTACTCGTACTCTAGTGCTGTACCTTTTATTGCTTGTCTTTGTAAAGAATCTAAGTTCTTTTTCTGGTCAAGTTTCTGACGAACCTTCTTGATCTTCATAGGATCAATATAACGAAGTTCCGTAATACCTTTCTTAGGATTCTCTAGGTCTATAACTTTATGATAATATAATCTTCCGTCAATATACCAAGATCTGACAATCTCATGTGCTCGATTGTCAAAGTTTAAAAGTCTTTTGAGATATTCAAACTCATCTCTTATCTTTTTCTTGATACCCATTCCAGCATCAAGATTATCTAAATTAATTTCAACGGGAGTGTCATGAGCATCACTCACAACAAACTCGTTTACTACCTCATCTACTGCACTGTCACACTCTGGGTGTAGTGCCATATCACGATAACGACGGATCATTTCATACTCATTACGAGCTTGATTGTCCGTGTCCACATACGTTCCATAGTAGCCTCCTGCTGCAACAGCAATCGACTCCTCAGCATTAGGAGGGACAGGGGACTGACCCTTCTTTCCCTCCTTACGTTGTATTTGGAATCCAAATAATTGACTCATTTACCTAGTCATAATAGTTCTCTTACTTATATTTAGCAGAGTTAATTATATGACTTTTCCAGTTGCTACTTCAGATCTATTAGATGCTGGATTCTGTGATCCACCTTTTGACTTCTCTGCAGTGAAGTATGAGTACTGCCATTCAACAGTAAACTCTTCAATCTGATCGTTGCTATCATATGCAAGATCAATCTGAGAAACGTTAGTTGGGAAGCAATGATGTAACTGATATGTTCTTATTGCAGAACCACTAGCAGTGTCATCTTTTTCTAGTTGTGTGACAAAAAGATTTGCCATATAACCATCACCACTAGCATCTGGAAGAAATCTCTCAGCAGAGTTACCAGCGTGAGTATTGATTTCATTTGCCCACTGCTCAAATAGAGCACGGATCTTGAAGTTTTTATCGTTAAAGAAAGTAGCAGTCCATGTATCGAAGGTGCGATCACCAGCGATTTTAACTGTTCTACCTCTGAAAGGAACTTCGATTACACCCAAGTTAGATCCTGGTAATGCTGCGGACTTACAAAGAATAGAAGTTAATTCTTTTCCTGCGTTACCACCAGCACCTTCAGATGCTAGTTCTCCTCCTGCGAGATCATTGATTGTTGCATCATTGAAACCAGTAGGAAATTGTATGTCCACATTGAACATATTAGGCTTAACGCCTTGACCGATAACTTGGAGGAACGAAGATACGTTGTTAGTTGCCATTTGTTTTTACCTTTTGTTTAATTATCTACCAACGACTTCGGTGAAGTTAACACCTGTCTTCGTTGCTGTAACAGTCACAGTTACATAGTTGATAGAACGAGTTGGTTTCACAAATATTTCTGCGACAAACTCATTTCTATCTATAACCTCTGGAGTATTGTTTGTCTCATCACAAACAACTAGGTAGTCTGTAACTCCTCTACGTGCTTGAACTTCACTTAGATATCCACTAAGTGCAGCGTTGAAACTTGCACGAGTGATTGTATCATTTTGCTCGAACAATACACCTTCCGCAAGAACTCTTGCTCTCTTCTCTATGTTAAGGAAGAGACGTCTTACGTTGATGCGGTCAAATGCAGATGGAGAAGCGAGTGCAGTCTTATCACCAAATAGGATAGGACCTGAACCAGGAAATGCTACAACAGGGTTAATTGCTGCAGTATAAAGATCGTCTCTTGCTGCTTTGTTAGGATTGAATGCAAGTTTAACTACATTCTGTAGTCCACCTCTAGATGTTCCTGCTGGAGAAATCCAGTCGTCACCAATAATAGAAGTAGAAACACATAAACCAGCGATGTCACCATTAGTACCGATGTAACAATACTTGTCGTTAAATCTATCGTATGTGTATTTGATTCCGCTATCCTTAACAACATAAGAACTAGAACCAATACTAGAGAAGAAGTCAATAGTATTATCTAATTGTTGTGCAGGAGTTAATGCAACGTTACCAGAACTAGCAATTTGATTACCGTTCCATGGTGAAATGAATGCAATGCAGTCTTTTCTTGTGTTTGCAACAGCAGCAACAGCACCCGCTTTAACAAGTGTGTCTGCCTCAGAACCCATTGATCCACCCATGATAACAAAATCAAGTGATGTTTCTTCTGTGTCTTGGAATAGTGTATATGCTGCAGAAATTTCTCCTGTAGTATATGCGTAATCATCAGTACCACCTGATAGTCCACCACCAGCAGTCTTAAGAATTCTTGCAATCTTAATAGGAGCACCAGATGTAGCACCGTAAGATGCAACAGCAGCACCAGGATCTTCTCCTAGTGTAGTAAACTCAGCAGATGTTAATGCACTAGCGTAAACGTAATTAGAATATTCATTTACATAGTTCTTCCAATAAATTGAAGCACCCTCTGGTGATTTAGCGTCTGATATCTTAGAGAGGTATGTCATTCTCTCAACAACTGTATTTGTTGATGTGTCAATAATTGCAACGTGTACCTCGTCCATTGAGATATAACGCTCTGTTGCAAATGCTGAACTACCAGGTCTAGGACCTATTTCTTTATATGTTAAACCAGTTGATCCAATTGCAGTTGCGTTCCACATTGAATTGCTGAATGCTGTTGATGTATCTCCAGATGCTGGAGTAGGAGCAGCAGTTCCTTGTATAATTCTAACTGTGTTTGCGTCAACAACTTCTACAACCTCATGTCCAACAGCAGCATCGTCAGTGTATGTACCACCAACTGATAAACCGTGACCAGTTTTTACGATTGTAAAGTCAGGACCTTTGTCCACAATAACTACGTGAAGATTGTTTCCGTCTGCACCAGCAGTACGAGCAATAAACTTCTCTGATGAACCAGCACCAGCATCGTAATCTTCTTTTGATCCAACCAATACTGCTGAACCATCTAATGTTGCGTTAAGCACACCAGTTGCTGCACGAACAACCGCAAGAGATCCACCGTAGCGGAGATACTCTGCTGCAACTAACCAGTCTGCTGCGTTTGCCTCAGCTGGTGCTCCGAAAGTATTAATTAATTCTCTTTCAGATCCTATATTTGTAATTTTGCCTACAGGTCCACTGCGAAATGATGATGCAAATCCAGCACGAAGACCAGAAACACCAACCAAGACACCAGTAGATAGATCACGTTCTCTAATAACAACACCAGGCGAGACTTGACTTGCCATTTAATTTTACCTCTAAGATATCATTTTATCTAGAAGTATTTAGATAAATCTATCCCTCCACAGGGGAAACAACACACGAACACCCTACCAGTCTGGATAGTGACCTTCCTTTATTTCCTTTTTACTTTTTCTTTTTGCTACTATTCTTTTGATTGTACAGTCCTTACATTCGTAAGAATATGCAGATGGTAAACCTTTCTTTTGTTTTCTTGACATGTAGAAATCTTCCAGTAGATTCTTGATCTGATTACAAGTTCTACATCTTCTATCTTTGAATAGTAAATGTTCTAACTCAAATTGACTATCAAGATCCATCATAGTATTCTACCGCAGTTACATTTTTTTCCTTTATATTTTGAACATTTCCATTTTTTACATTTCTTTTTCTTCTTCACAGATCAGGAATCATATAATCAACTGTTTCTTCTTTATTTCCGTACCAGAAAGATCCATCCGCATCTACAAATGTATCATCTCCTAGACCATCATCTATAAAACCAAATGGTGCCATGTCTTGTTCTATTTGATTTCGTTGTTCTTCATAAATTCTTCTTCTAACATCTTGATCAGTCATTTCTTTAAAGTAATCTTGCATGACTAACCATGCAAACAATACCATACACATAACAAGGTCATCATGGTAACCTTCGTCTGCCTCCCATGCTTGCTTTCTTTGTATGAATGTAGTAAGTTCTTGAAGAATATCGAAATCGGTAAACGTTAATTTATCTTCTTCTATAATTGCTTTTAGATTGGCACATCCAATTTTCTTGACAGTGATACTCATCTTAACACCTAACTGTGTCTTTGTTCCTGAGAATCCTTGTCCTACTATCTGCCCTGCCCTACCTCTCATAGCACACATGAGTACGTTAGGATATTCTAGATCATAGTTAAGTGTTGCTGCTATCGAGTCTCCTATGTCATTTACCTCAACAAGTATGTAAGGATTGTTATACTCCTTTGCTACTTGAAAGATGACCGAGGGAAACAGTACAGGTTTAATCTCATTATTTCTGTACTTCGCAACGATCTTGTACGGGAGAGTGGTGATATCAAACACGATGAAAGCAGAATAGTCGCCACCAATTCCTCTGGCAACATCGACAGTAATAATATATTCGTGATCCTCTTCTGCTCTCGCAAAAACATCAAGTCCTGCATTTGAATTAATTGGGTCATTGAACGGAATGCATTGTAATTTTGCTGGACTGATAAGTGTATCAGCAGACCCCAAGAAGTCGCATTCAAACTCTTGTGCAAATTGTCTTTTAGATGTATTCTTTATCGTCTCTTCTTTCCACTTCTTATCTCTACCAGGTACTTGTGACCAATGAACTTCGTTTGTTACATAACCATTCTTATCGTTTCTGGCATCTTCCCACATCTTATAGAAGTGGTTCATGCCATTAGGAGTGGATATAATTATGACTTTAGTTGATTTACCAGAAGTAATAGTAGGATATACTGATGCAAAGAATTGTTCTGCGACGTGGTTAGGGACGAATGCAAACTCGTCAAGGAATAAAATGTTGAAGGACATACCTCTAACTGCACTAGCAGACGTAGAAGCAGCCAATATTTTTGATCCGTTTTCAAGTTCAACATTACCTTTATTCCAAACTAGAATACCATGTTGCATCCATTTAGGTAAGTTTTCATATGCTAGTTGTAACCTACCCAATAGTTCTCTAGCAGTAGATGCCTTGTTCGCTAGAATACCTATATTTACACTATCATAAAATATAGCATAGTATAAAAGATATGCAACCACAGTTGTAGACTTGCCAGTCTGTCGTGGTAACTTTGCTATATTAAATCTATGATTATGAAAGTCTGTCAGAATATCTTTCTGAAAATTATACATGTTAAAAGGAACCAAACCTTCATCAAGAGAAATGATTTGAATATAATTACACGCAAAGTATAGTGGATCATTTTTACATTTGACCCATTCTTTTATTTGTTTCTTTGTAAATTGTATTGGCGTACCAGCTTTCTTTAGATTAGGATTACCAAGATATACATCGTTAGTTGCCATTATCCTCCACTCCAATCCCAATTCCAAGGTAGAATTGCTAGACCAAAATAAGGCATAAGAAAATAGTGATCCATTAAAATTAAGACAGGCACTCCAACAAGTAATTCAATAGCAATTTTCTTTTTCATAGGTAATGTTTCTAACCATCTTTTATATGGATTATTAGCAACTCTATTTAATTTTAATTTATAGAATATTTTTTCTGCCCACCATTGTGGATCAATTATATCCTTGAACCAAGCAAAAGGTGTCAGCAACCACTTAATTTGTTTACTCCATCTAAGACAAATATACACTACTGTTCCGATGAACAGAATTATTAATAAAATACCAAAGATTTCAGTCACGTTGTCTCCAATCGTCTGATCTATCTTGTTTAAACCACTCTGCTATGTCATCAGCACCACTAAATCCTTTTTTGTCTTTTCTTGGATCTCCTATGTCTAGAAATTTTAAACAAGATCCATCCTCATCTGTTGCTAATCTTCTCGCCTGACTTAACATTCCTCTTGCACTTGTATTTGCTTTCGCA